ATGGCAGCTTTAGAAAATACAGTTGAAATTACTCCTGATGAACTGAAGACCAGCTTTGCGAAGTACCGCAAGGACATCATTGTGATGCCTGTGCGCGCTCTTGACGAGGCAGCAAAATTCATGAGCCGACGCGTGGGCGTTCGTGGCAAGGAGACTGTCGGAGAGCTCGCAGGCGACATGGAGCTCGGGCCATACTCTCTTACTCGCAAGGATGAGAATGGCGTTACCATCACAGGACGTACCTTGGAGACATTCCTTGGTTCATGTGTCAAGCCTTTTGAACCAAATAAGGTTCGTGAGTCTATCTATGGCTCCAACGTATTCCAGGGCGAGGCGCTCAAAAAACAGCCTATTGCCAAACTGATTGGCATGTTCCTGGCAGGCAAGATAGGTGAGGCACTCTTCAAGTACCTCTTCACCATGAAGCGTAACCCAGCTGGCTCTGGTACCGCAGACCTCGCTGATGGTTTCAAGACCATCTCCGATGCTGAGATCAAGTCCAAGGCGATTGCTGTTGAGAAGGGCAACCTCTTCAATACAACCGAGATGACTGGTGTCAACGCAGTCGATGCAGTCGAGGCATTCTATGATGCTGCCGATGAAAAACTGAAGGGCATCAATACCTGCATGTTCATGAACAGCCATGAACTTACGCTCTACCGCCGCTGTTATCGTGATAAATACGGAACTGTCAATTGGAACAATGAGTTCAACCACAACAAGATGGATGGTGCAAGCAACTGCACCCTCGTGGGTCTTGACAACGTTCCTGCGGGTTACAAGATCATCACTCCTGGCAGCAACATGCTCATCGGTTTGGCTACCGAGGGCGACAAGGCGAACTTTGGTGTAGAGAGTTCTCTTGACTCTCACTTCCTGGTTGACTTCGTGGCAACCATGTACTTCGGTACTCAGTTCGAGTCGATCTCCAAGGAACGCATCCTCTTCGGTTATGACACTATCCCTTCTGAGTAGGGGATAGCTGTCCATGGTTATACATTATATTATATATTGATATATGGTAACAAAGAAAACATGTGCTTCAACCACAGACCTTTATGAGGATGTGTTGAAGTGTCCTGGAGAGAAGCGACTGCCGGGTACCAGAGCCTACGGCTTCTTCATTCCACGTCGTTACATCACCAAGTTTGCAGAGCCACAGAAGGAGACTGCAGCATCACTCAAGGATTATCTCGTCATCAAGGATAGCCACACCATTCAGGCAGACAAGAACTGGATTAAGATTGCCTTCATCACAGACAAGAGTTCCTTCTCGCCAGAGGCGCAGGGTGAGCATGGCTGCAAGACCATGAACCTCAAGGCAACAGCCGTCCTCCCAGGTACAGAGGAGGAAGCGTCTGCACTCGCTTCTCTGCTTCTCAATGAAGATGGTATCTTCATGATTCCTGAGCGCAACGGCAAGCTTCGTCAGTTCGGTGACGAGACCTTCGAGGTCGACGTGACACCTTCTCAGTCTTCTGGTGCAGGCATTGCAGACGAGACTAATACCACGCTGGAAATCTCTGTCAACTGCGAGACCATGCCTCCATTCTACTTCGGTACCCTCACAACTGCTGAAGGTACCATCTCTGGTAAGGATTGCAAGCCAGTGGAGGTCGCTTCTAGTACAGACGGCCATTAACAATGGGATTCGATTTTCCTACATAACTACTATCAGTGGCGGGGCGATGCTTACATGAGCTCGCCTCGCCATTTTAATTTTCTTTTTTTATGAATGATCCGAAATTCACAGAGAAGTTGAAGAAGTGGTTTGACTGCGAGCATACCGATGCCAACATCAGGGAGGGAGCGCTGCTCCTCCTTCAGATGAATAATAACCGCCACCTCTATCAACTCATCAACTTTGACCCTCAGGGCAAACTCGAGTTGCTCAAATATGAGCTGCAGAAGCATCTCAAATATCGCATCGAAGGCATGACCATCGATGATGTCCGCAACTATGACAAGGCAGTCACGCCAGTTCTTCAGACTGCGATTGACAAGACCTCAGAAGCAGACCAGATTGCAAAGCAGTTGGCACCTCATCTTCCGGTCGTGGAGTCTGAAAACCTCGATTCCATCGTGCCTTCAGCCATCGTAGCCAAGGGCAAACGAGCAGACCATGACCAGTTGCCTGACAACATCCAGGCTATCTGGGAAAACAACTGCGATCTTTGGAAAAAAATCAAGGAACACTTTGAGGCTTGCAAAGCTTACGACATGTCATGTGACAGATACGAGGGCTTGCATGCTGCAGACGAGGACTTCAAGCGCATGCTCCTTACGCTCAAGGAGGAGTACTATGCATACAAGCAGGCCATGGACGTCTACGACCATGCCCAGCCGGGTGATGCCGAGGAGAAGCAAGCGGAGGAGCAGCCAGTAGCTGACATCATCTCCAAGCAGATAGGCAATGCTCGCTCCTACATCACCAAGAACCTTAACCAACTCATTGGATTCGTGGAGGCTGGCAACACAGACAAGGCTGATGCCTTGCGAGCAAAGGTCAATGAGCGTGTGCAGCTCTTGATTACAGCCAAGGCTGAAATCACCGCTGATACCATCGCCAAGCTTCAGCAGGCTGGCATCACCATGGAGCAGCAGGCTTCAGCCGATGGCGAGGAGCAGCCAGAGAGTGCAGAAGAGGAGGTTACAGATGAGGGCGAAGCAGATACAGCAAGTCCTGAAGCCACTTCAGCAGAGTAGCTCGCAGGTCTTCCTGGGCCAAGGTCTTCACACCCTTGGATTGTTGGGGTGGATTCTGGAGCAGACAGGTGCAGCGCACATTGCCGTCACCACCTTCTCCACATCCGATGCCTTCCTCTGTGGAGTCATCAACCTTCGCAAGCGAGGGTTGGTTGACTCCTCAGTTTTGGTTGCTGACATTAAAGCTTCAAGCAAAACTTTAAGGCTAAGTCGCTTAATGACAGAGGCTTTTGATGAAGTTAAACTGACGCTCAACCACTCCAAGGTCATGCTCGTTGCTAACAACGAGTGGTTAGTCTCTGTGATAACATCTCAGAACCAGACCTATGGTGACCGTGCTGAGTGCACGTTCATCACGACAGACAGAGATGTTTATCTCAATCTCAATAACATGTTAAATAATTTGCTGGATGATACGACAACAATTCCCCTATCTGGAAGAGAGTGAACTTTACCTACAGACGGTCTATGACCTGGCAAAGACCATGACACCGGTCGATGAAGTGCCCATCATGATGAAACTGCCTCCCGACGAGGCCATGGCCATGCAGTTGGAGCTGCAGGAGCCGCGCTCACCCTATCGACACCGCTACCTCAAAGGTTTAGCGGAGACCGCTAACGAGTTACGCATCAATAATATAGCGCTCGCCAAGGTTGGCTCTCCTGGAGCCTACCAGTCCATCATGTCGCAACTCTCGCAGATTATGGCTAACCTCAGTTAGATATGAGTCTACCAGTCAATATTGATGACTACATGAAGTACATGCCTCTCAACGAGGATGAACTTCAGGATCTTCATCTCTCCGCTATCGTCAAGGCGAGAGTGGAGCGGCTGCGTGGCTGCTATGCCTTCTGGCTGCGCTATCCACGCTTTACCGTCAGGGAGATGGTTGATCAGGACAAGGCCATGTTCGGTGTCAGCGAGACACAGGCATACGATGATATACATCTCTGCCAAGTCATGCTCGGCAATCTCAACGCCGCCTCTAAGGAGTTCTGGCGTTGGAAGGTCAACCAGGAGATAGACGAGGACCGCAAGGCTGCCAAGGCTGCCGGCGACTTCCGGGCGCTTGCCGTGATGCAGAAAAACCGCATCAAGAACAACCGCACCGATACTCCTGATGACCCAGAGCTGGCATTCGACAAGATTGTTCCTGTTGAGTTCCGCATGACAGATGATCCGACAGTCATCGGTTTGCAGAAGATTCCAAATCTTCGTGCAAAAATCAAAAAAATGGAGAAGCGCTACTCGATGCCGGACATCGAGGATGCAGACTTCGAAGAACTTCCGCCAGATGATGACAGCAAGACCTAAGGAGTTATTTTTCAACGACGTGCAGTCGCGCGTCCTGCAGCTCATGCCCAAGACACTCGTCTGTGAATGGGGTCGAGGCACCGGTAAAGGTGTCGTGGAGGCAGGGCGCATCCTCTATGCGGTCCAGCACATGCCTGGCTCATGCCTGGGAATGGTGGCGCCATCGGTCAAGCGATGCCAGACCAACATTCTCCCCTCTGCTCTGGTACACCTGGAGGAGTGGGGTTACAAGCGTGACGTCCACTACATCGTTGGCAAAAAACCGTGGAAGGCGCTGCACTGGCAGGAACCGCACTTCCAGCCCATGAACTGGGAGAATACAGTAGCCTTTTATAATGGCAGCTACCTCAACATCATCTCTCAGGACCGCAGCGGTACCTCCAACTCCCTCTCACTCGACCATGTCTTCATCGACGAGGCGAAATTTATTGACTGGGAGCAGCTCAACAATGAGACGCTCCCGGCAAACCGTGGAAACAAGCAGTTGTTCGGAGGCTGCTGTCTCCATCATGGTCTGACCATTACTTCAGATACTTCAGCAACAAAGAAAGGTTCCTGGTTCATGTCGTGGGAGAAGAAGATGGATAAGGAGCTGATTGCTACTCTCGAGACGGTACTGGTGCATCTGCACAGTATCCGCAACAAGTTGGCTGCTCACCCCGAGCGATATGATTATTATATGTCGCAGGTGCAGAAATACGAGAAGGTTCTGCACTCCCTCCGCTCCTATGCCCTGGTGTATTCCAGGTGCTCGAGCATTCAGAACCTCGCAGTTCTGGGCGAGGACTTCATCAGACAGATGAAGCGAGACCTGCCTAAGATGACCTTCCTCACGAGCATCATGTGTCAGCATGTCGGCATCGCACAGGATGGTTTCTACTCCGGACTTGACGAGGATCGCAACTTTTATACGGCGCCGAACACCAGGTTTCTCAATGACCTGCAGTATAAGTTCGACCCTAAGCACGACAAGCCGGACTGCCGAATGGATGGCGACCTGGAGGACGGTTTACCGCTGATCATCGGTTCCGATGCCAACAACAACATCAACTGTCTCGTAGTCGGGCAGGTGGGTTCCGATACCAAGCTGCGCATCGTCAACTCGTTCTACGTGAAGTATGCCAGGAAGTTGCCTGAGCTCGCTCAGGACTTCTGCGACTACTATAAGTATCTCAAGAACAAACGAGTCATCTTCTACTACGATGCGACCTTCGTTGGAAACTCCTATGCAACGCACAGCGATAAGTTCTACCAGATTATTACCAAGGTGCTACGTAGGAATGGCTGGCTCGTTACAGAGGTCTACATCGGCAAGCCGATGAACCATCTTGAGAAGCAGTTGCTCATCGACCGCATGTTCAAGGGACATGCGCGACACATGGTTCTCATCAACCAGGACAATAACGAGGACCTGATCATCTCAATCGAGAGCGCCGGCTGTTACAACAACGGCAAGGATAAGCGAGGAGAGAAACTCGTGGAGACAGACGAGGACAGGCTGGAGAACCGTACCGACTTCTCCGATGCCTTCGATACCGTCTGTATAGGCGTGGATAAGTTCCCTCAGACCGTCCTCTATACGGGAGGCATGAGCAACTATTACCCTCGATAGAATATTTCGTTCTTTTTTTATTTATTGCTTTAAGTTTTTTTTATGCTATGATTCCTTGGCTGCTTGCTCGTGAGAGTAGGCAGCCTTTTTTCTTTCCGGGTGTGTGAGAAAGCGGTATCTCCGATGGTGAGTTTGATGCTGTTCCGTACTTTTTTTATTGCATTCTCCGCCGCCCGTCATGTGTTCCCATCCGAAATTTCCTATGCAAAGGTAGCTTCTGGCGATTCAAACCTGTGCATGAACCTGGGTTAACAAAAGCCAAAGGTTCTTCACGCTTCACTAAACCTTTACCTTTTGTTAACACAGAACCCCACACCTGTTTGCCTCTGCCAGCGCTTTGTTTAAGCATAGGAAAAATCGAAAGGGCACACCGGGCTTTGAACGGAATGCAATTAAAAAAAATACTCCACAGCAGGAGTGGGAAAAATCTCTGGACTCCCAAACATTACCAGAATACAATTTCAAACTTTATAAAATTTTTCGATATGAGACAGAATTATTTCTTTGAGTACGTTCCAAACGCTTACATCAACCTTTGCGTTGACAAGGCACAGCAGATGGCAAACAACCGCTTCGTCTACGACTTCAAGGCAGGCGACAAGAAGGCGGCACACCTCTGCGCTGAGTGGCTAGTTCGCTATCTTACAAAGCAGTATAGCAGTATCTTAGAGGACTTCGTTGTAGTTTTTGCTCCATGCAGCACACAATGGAAATATAACAAGCGATTCGGCTATCTCGCAGCCATCCTCAATGTAGCAGGCATCGCAACCGCAAATGAGCACGTGCACATCTTTGGAGAGCGCAAGCCAACCCACAACGGAGGCAGCCATTTCGTCAACGAAGACATTTATCATGTTTCGTTAGATGGCGAGTACTTCAATGGCAAGCAGGTCATTCTTTTCGACGACCTTCTGACTAGTGGCAAGACCATCGAGGACTTCAGAAGCAAGTTAGAGGCGGCAGGTGCTTATGTGGAGAGAGAAATCTTTTTGGCTCGCACCATTCACCACGACCCAATAAGCAACAGAGGTGTGTTGCAGGAGATGGCAGAAGGCTTTTATGAGGCAGTGGCACACTCAAAGAGATGTTTTCCACAGGGTGTTAATATCAATAAGAAATCAAACAACAACTATAATAAAGTAGCGTAACATGAAGAAGTACAATGATATACTAGCAGACGAGCGCCCAGAGTTCAAGGCAGCTAATTACGGATTCGATGCACTCAGTAACACCGAATTGTTATCCATGGTAATCAACAGAGGGGCAGGAACAGCCGAAAGCCTAAGCCAGGCTAGGCAACTGATGAACATGGCAGACAACAATCTCAGTAACCTTGCAAAGTTATCCATGGACGAAATGCAGGTGGTGCAGGGAATAGGCGACTGCAAGGCGTTGGCAGTACTCGCAGCTTTGGAACTAGGCAAGCGCAGGGCAGTGGAGAAGTTAGGCAGCAAGCCCGACATGGGCAGCAGTCTAGCCATATACAACTACATGCTTCCGCAAATGGCAGACCTAAAGGTAGAGCAGGCACACGCCGTCTTTATGAACCAAAATTTCAGACTCATCAAGAGCGTGAAACTGAGCGAAGGAGGGATAACAGAGACTTCAGTGGATATTCGTATCCTCATGAGGGAGGCAGTCTTGAGCGGTGCAACCATCATGGCATTCGTGCACAATCACCCATCGGGCAACACGCAGCCAAGCAAGGCGGACGATGTGCTGACCCAGCAGATAGCCAAGGCTTGTCAAGTCATGCGCATCTTCTTCATGGACCATGTGATAGTAACAGATGGAGCATTCTACAGCTATCACGACAAGGGCAGACTATAGGCACCATGGGCAACGTGACAGGAACACGTTGCCCTTTCTCTTGCTTGCAAACTTGCTGATAACCGCGGATAAAGGGAAGGGGATAGAGATAAGCGAGGGCGATGGCAATTCGGCACGGCAGTCGGGGAACGAGGCAATTGCCACAAGCAAAAAACCTTACATATACCGCTCCAGTCAGCCGTGGCAATTGCCTCCGAGCGTAGGGCGGTGGGGGCTATGCTTACAGCAAGGCACGCCCTTTTTTGCTCCAACTTTTCAAAAATCCATGATTTTCAGCAAGTTGGCAAAAATGACCGTGGAAAATTTGTGCAAAATGCCCAAATTTTGCAATCAATTGCCATTGATTGCCCGCTCGAAAACGGCTACTTATGCCAATTTCCATGAAATTGCCACAAGAAACGAGCCGTTTTCGAGCGAACCCCTACATTGCATTTCGGGGTAAAAGCGGAAATAACATTGTTTGACATCATTCAAGAATGATGAGAAAAAGAGGTAAAAACCGTGTTTGATGGGGATGAAATGTTAAATCTTAGTTAATGTAACGAATTTGTAGTATAATTATTTGGTTATATCACGAAAATGTAGTATCTTTGCAGTGTTAAATTAAACAAGTAAGTAATATGAAATGGAATGAATTAAAAAGAATTGCTATTGCCCACGGCTTTCAGTTTTACAAAGGTTTGAAAGGGCATGACCTCTACATCAACAGAGAGACCAAGAAAACAATCATGCTAGAGCGACATTGGTCACAAGAGGTCAGAAAAGGATTGGTTAACAAACTTAGAAAGGATATCGGGTTCTAACCCGATTCCTTTTAAACAAAATATAACAAAACATTAAAATTGATTTCGTATGGATAAAAAATTTAAGGTTTCTATTGAGAAACAGGAGGATGGCAGCTATATTGCATATAATACAAACATGAGTGGCTGTACTATTATCGGTACAGGTGATTCTGTAGCTGCTGCAAAAAAAGACTTTTTGGAGTCTATGGCTGGTGTGGCAGATGCAAAACGTGAGTTGGGTGATGAGGTTCCGGAGGCTTTCTCTAATGTCCCAGATTACAAGTTTGATTTGTCTTCGCTCTTTGAGTATTATAAGATGATTAATGTGAGTGCTTTTGCAAGATTCGTAGGCATTAATGACACTTTGATGCGCCAGTACCGCAAGGGTAACACATATATCTCGGACGCTCAACTGCAGAAAATCGAAGATGGTATTCATCAATTAGGAAATGAATTCTCCAGACTTCAACTTGTTTAATTTAACACATCGTCCCCGACACGATTCCGTGCCGGGGACTTCTTGTTATTCACATATATTTGATATAGTTGTATAAAAGATAATTTGATGTTACTACAAGATATTGAGACCTGCAGGCAGGCTCGTCTGGTTCTCCGAGAGCTTATCAAGGGCGATAAATCACGTGCGCAGCTCTGGGGGGCTCTAGCTGACAACCAGCTTGATGATGTTGATTTGAGGTTCATCCTTCCACCATTGGCCAACGAGGGCTACATCGAGGAGTCTGAGGGCATGTGGCATATACTAGACAAGGGTGTGAAGTATATGCAGACTTACGACAGAATGATGCTGAAAAGCATAGAAGGATACCCATACCGTCAGAAGAAATCTAAAGAGGATGAGAACCTGATACTACAGAGACAAAGTTTTAAATGGACAAAGATAAGTGTTATCGTCTCTATTTTAATTGCTTTAATAGGGTGGATAGCAACAATCTTAGATGGGGTGATTGAAGCCATATTAACAATATTCCATGAAGAATAGAGATTATTACGAGAACATTTACAGTCATTTGGAGAAGTGTTACGCGCTTCTCCAAGTTCATATACTCTTTTCTTTCCATACCTTAATATATATTATTTACTAAAACCGTTGCAAATATACGGAATTTTATTGAATATCTGTGGAATTTTATTGAATATCCGTGGAATTTTATTGAAAAACAGAGAAAATCAGAGAAATTCATTCCTCAAATCACCCCGATTTTATGCTCTAAAACATATTTCCTGCAGATACTTTGTCAGAGAGGTTGAATGTCTGAAATATTATTGCTATTTTTGCACTTGATTTAAACAACAAACTTATGGAAAAAGGAAATATAAATTTTGTTGCCATTGACTTTGAGACAATAGAACTGTACAAGGCTCAAAATAATGCCCGCAATAAATACTAAGCAGGATAATAATAATAAGGAATAAGAAGAGAAGCTGCTATAATCCCAAGGATAATAGCGGCTTTTTTTTGCACGCTTGTTGTGTAACCGCAAGTTAGGACAAACAACATATTAAGTACGCTCGACGTGATAAAATATATCGGGTAAAACGTACAGCCAAATGCCAATATGTTTCTGAAGATGTCCATATATACAGTTTTATTTTCGCTGCAAAATTAGTGATTTTTGCTGAATTGGCAATGATTTAGTATGTTAAATTATTGCCTAATTCCATTTTTTAAGCCTAAAATATTAAATCTTAGTTAATATTTGCGCATTTTCAGTTATCAGAAATTAGCGTGTTCTAATCTTTATAACAAACTTTATAGCAAAGTTTATAGTTAAAATTGCAATAAATATTTGGCTGTATCAGAAAAAAGATGTATTTTTGCAGCGGAAGAAAAGAAGCATCAATAATAACAAAATAACAACGCAAGTAATGAGAGCACTAAGAATTACAAGACGTAGAGCACTCCGCTCCACGATTATCGCTCGCCACCCTTTAGCAGAAGGCTTGCGTAGTTTGGGAAGCCTCGGTGGCGACAACAGCCTGTTCAATGATTACTTGAAAGGCAACAATGTGTCTGACTTGAGGAAAGACTGGGAAGCAGTAGGTTCTGATATGAGGAAAGTTTTAAACGCTAATAGACGACAACTTTATGCAGCAAGATAAAGAAGACAACAAAGAAATCGCAGAGATTGAGGATGCCATACCGGCAAACGTTAATGACATCCTGCAGGAACTGCCAGAAGACAAGCGAAATGCCGTCCTGGCAACGATGATGTCTATTGAAGAAGAGCGAACCTTTAGCGGTCCTCTTCCTCCACCGGAGCATTTTGAAGCTTACGAAAAGACATTGCCAGGCGCAACCGACCGCATCATGACGATGACCGAGAAGCAGGTAGATCATCGCATCGATATGGAGAAGAGAATTGTGAAAAGGAAATTCAATCAGGCTACATTAGGACAAATCCTGGGTACCATTCTCATCATCTTCTTTGGATACATTGCTTATAAGTTAGCAATGAATGGTCATGACAATGCTGCAATAGCTATCGGTGTGACAACGGTGATCAGCCTGGCGGTAGTTTTTGTACTCAACAAAATACCACCAATATTCCCAAAGAAAGATACAACAGACGATAAAGAATAACCATACTCCCCGGTGCTTTCCGCACCGGGGGGTATGGTTATTCTTTATCTAAGAGGTTGAATGTCTAAAATATTATTGCTATTTTTGCACTTGATTTAAACAACAAACTTATGGAAAAAGAAAATATTAATTTTGTTGCCATTGACTTTGAGACAATGACACCCGAGCTGACAAGCGCATGCGCAGTTGGTATGGTACAAGTAGTAAATGGTGTAATCATGCAAAAGTTCTATAGCTTAATTAAGCCATATCCTGATGAGCGTACAGAGCGAAACACATTCGTGCATGGCATAACAGAAGAGATGGTGGAGAATGCACCTACGTGGGATATCGTTTTCCCAGTTCTGAGAAGCTTCGCTCAGAGTGGTTGCATAGCTTGCCATAATGAGGGTACTGAAGCTAATATACTTTCTAGACTAGCTGAAGTTTACAACCTTGACATGCCAGGATATCAGATTATTGATACCATGCAATTATTACCAGGTAATAATTCGTTGAAGAAGATGTGCGAGTTGATGGGAATAGAGATGCACGACCATCATGACGCATTAGCAGATGCAACTGCCTGTGCAGAGATTGTACTGAAAGGTGCAGGCATTGATGTCACACATCATCATTATGAGAAGTCTGACTATAAGGCTCACAAGAGCCTGACTGGAGAAGTCAAACAGCCATTGGCTGATGCCGATATAACTAACAAGGACAATCCGTTCTTCCACCAGAAGGTGGTAATCACTGGAGTGTTTACGGCTTTCCCAGATAGAGAGAAGCTGGCTTTTAGACTTCGTGACTGCGGTGCTGATATCAATTCCTCTATCTCGGCTAAGACTAATATAGTCGTTAAAGGTGAGGGAGCAGGACCTTCCAAGATGGAAAAGATAAAAAAACTCAATGAGAAAGGAGCTAATATCAGAATCATCGAGGAGAAAGAGATGGTGGAAATAGTAGAGAAATATGGTATATAAATAAAAAAATGAGCGAGGAATGAAAATTTCTCGCTTTTTTTTTGGCGGTTCCAATTATTCTTCGTACTTTTGCCAACGCTTACAAGATAGTAGTAATCTACTCAGTGAAGGCGACTGTTTCGCCTAGGCTTCACGCCGTGGGCTTTTTTTATGCCTATAAAGTATCATTTTCCCGGCAGCGGGAAAAAGGTCTTTTCAATATGGCGGTTGCATGATCCGTAAGATATCGTTTGCCCTTCGCTGGGAAAGCTACCATCTTGTAAGCAACGGTGAATGTGGCCGCCACCATTGTATCTATACATCAAGGTCGGCCTATAATGCTTACAAGATGGCAATTATGCAGAATTCTATTTTATTAAGTGATGCGCAGGTGAGACCTGCAGGCATCAGCGTAGAGGAGGGTATCAAGGCCCTCAAGTGTGAAATCAAGAAGCTCGCCAAGACCAAGAGTGAGACCTTCAGCTATATCTGCGGGGAGACCGTTACCTATGGAGAGGTTGTGCTCACCATGGTTGGTTTCGCAGCCGTGATGGCTGTTGTCATGATTGGTGGTTTCATTTTCGGAGGGGAGGTAGCATGATGAAGAAAAGTAGAAACCGCAGAAGACGCACAGCAAAGCTGACTACCAAGGACATCAGCAAGTGCCAGTACTTCATGAATATAGGCAAAAAAATGAACGCCCATAAGGTGGAACTCAAATTTCAGAGAGCCAACAAAACTATTGGTTCTGTTGCATTCATCGAGGATGCTCCACACAAGCAGACTGTTATCCGATGGCATAATCATCGCTACTATGCACTTCGATTTGGAGCTAAAGAGGCTAAGCCACTCAATATGACTTTGGCCAAGTGGAAATCTATAAACAACGATTAGGTATGAAAAAGAATAAGAAGAAAGTCAAGATAGACGTTATCTTGCTATATTTCCGCCGCCGTCGCATTCGCGATGCGCTCATGAAACGCTGGTGGGAGCTTGAAGCCAAGCGCAAGGAACTGTACAAACTGGTGGAGTATGCCAAGATTCAGTCAAGATACTGTGTTAATCTGGACTGCCACCGCATTGTCGGCAGATACCTCAGTGAACTGGAGCGAGAGGAAATCCGTGTTACCAGACTTCAGACCAAATACGACCTTTGGGCTTCCCGTCTGAGCTACTGGGTTGATCTCTATGAGACCGCATTAAACCGACAGCACCCAGATGACGGTATTTAAGTTTAACCCTTTAAAAAATGAATATTATGCCAGAAAATAATGATTGGTTCGATAGTGAGCAGTTTGAGCGAGATCTGCTCAACGCTTACTTCCACTTTCGCAATAACCTTCCGATGAAGGATGCAGACACCGGTCTTGACTACAAGAAGAGTTTCAAGACCACCGCAGACATCGCCACGGAACTTGACGACATGGGCGGTGTAGGTACAGACACCATCAACCGCTACATGGTGGAGCATGACTATCAGGTAGCCACGCAGCCAGACGGTACCGTGGCATGGGCTATCTGGGAGAGAGTTGTCAGGCCAGACAGCCTGGTTTAAGTTAAAAACTCATATATTTTATTATACTACCATGTGTTATGCATAATTTTTCGTACCTTTGCAGCACGAAAAATTTTACAAAGTTTTGAAAAGCTTTGATACGGCTGGCCGCCCGTGAGGGTAGTCAGCCGTATTTTTATTTTTATCCTCTCCATATTATCTTTGCATCAAAAAAGATAATATATGACCATCACATCACTTCCGTCGGGCAGTTTCTTCCTTGAGAACATCCCCGACATCGATATTCTTACGGCCAAGACCCGCCTGCTCGTCACCATCAAGATAGGTGATGATATCATCTACGATGAGTATCTCTATCCTGCCGATGGAGAGGTCAGAGTGATCGACCTTGCCGACATCTTCCGTCCTTATGCACGCCGGAGGCTGGCAGTCTCAGCCACCATCACCATCGCCGAGCAACAGGTTCCGGACTCCGGAGACACCGACTCTGCAACAGTCACCGATACGCAGACAGCCAAACTGCAGGTCTACTATTCTACCGTAGACATCGTGGGCGTGGACTGCTCTACATTCCTCACCACCCACTTCCTCACCCTGCTCGAGGGACACAAGACCACCTACATGGGGCGACTTGAATATCTCCACTACATGGGCACAGAAGCGGCACAAGTCACCGCACACTATTCCGACAAAACCACAAAACAGTTTACCGCACCAGCCACCGGCGGCAATGACATCTACACCACCATCGACGTTTCTCCGTCAAGATTCGAGGCAGAGGGCACCGACCTTCTCTACTACGTGGTAGAGGCAGGCTCACGCTCCATGACCTTCATCATAGACAGCGAGGAGCGTGACGTGGCGCCTACTCTGCTCTTCACCAACAGCTTCGGCTGCCAGGAGCTCATCTACTGCACAGGCAAGCACGAAGTAGACCCGCAGTACACCCGCGATGCAGCCTACATGGGCGGCATCAGGGTAAACTACCGCATCACAGAGCAGCGCACATTCAACGCCGATACTGGCTATCTGGGCACAGACATGGCAAACTGGGCAGATGATCTTTTCCGCTCAGATGAGGTCTATCTGGTCAACTTCATCGGCGGCGTTGCCAAGGTGGGCAAGCGTGTCACCCTCTCTGACTCCAAGTCCAAGCGTGACAACCTGCGCGACAGCGTGCCACGCTTCACCTTCAGCTACACCTACGCCCAGCGCCAGCACAACGTGCTTGACCTGCAGCGTGCCGGCCGTATCTTCGACAACACCTTTGATAACACCTTTAACTGATGAGACGCACGGCTTACCACCTCACAGAGGTGCTGCGCCTCCTGGCCAAGGCAGAGCGAGACCGCTCTACAATCAATTTGAAGGCGTGGACATCAGACGGCAAGACCGTCGACTATACAGGATGGCTGGTCAGGGGCAGCAGCTGGCGTGGCGGATTCCACCGCCTCGTCAACCCGGCAAATGCCGAGGTTCGCACCGTTCCGGACATCTACATTCACCAGTTCCTGGGCTTACCAGTATATTTATGACATGAAACAGAAAAAATATCAGCTTCAGCAAGTGGGAACCAGCGGTTCCTACAGCCGCTACGCTCTCGTGGCAGAGGGCGTGAGCAGGGTTACAGACTCCACCACCATCGAGCAGCAGTATGGGAAGGATACCAGTTTTCTGGGTTCCGGAGAGGTGGGAGATGCCACCACGGGCATCTTGGAGACTTCAGACGGCAAGCTCTTCGAGTATGTGAACTATGGCGATGACAACGACATGCCATACACCCTGCAGCAGTTGCTGCGCCGCAACATGGTGGCGCAGCGAGCTATGGCGTTCAACGTCCAGTGCTGCTACGGGCAGGGCTTACGCTTCATGGACCGTGAGACCAAGCAGGACACCACCGACGCAGAGATCCGCGACTTCTGCCTGAAGAACTCCATCCACGAGGTTTTCATGCAGCAGGCGACCGACATGAAGTTCTTCTTCTGGTCGGTAGAGGTCATCATCCTGAGCCGTGACCACTCCAAGATAGTCAACATCCGCCACAAGGACGTTTCCTACTGCCGCCTGGAGGTACCAAATGAGAAGGGGCGCATAGAGCATGTCTTCTTCGGCGACTTCCGCAACGTCATGTCGCCTGTCCACACCGAAGTCATTCCGCTCCTCGACTTCTACGACCCGCTGGGCGACCTCATGGCGCGCATGGGCAAGGCACCCGACCCATACACAGGCATCACGGGCAAGGCACCCGAGATGGGCAAGGACTGCAAGTTTGCCATCATCTCACGCATCCCGACACCCGGACTGCAGTACTATCCGATACCATACTATGCCAGCATCTTCGACGATGCCTGGTACGACATCTACCGTCTCATCGGTATCGGCAAGCGCTACATGATAAAAAACACGTCCGCTCCTCGCATCCAGATAGAGGTGCACCGCGACTACTGGGAGGAACTCTGCAACAACGAGGACATCATCGACCCGGATAAGCGCAAGGAGCGCATCCTGCAGGAGAAGGACAACATCATCAACTTCGTGTGCGGACCGGAGAATGCAGGCAAGGCACTCATCACGGGCTACTACTTCGACCCCAACGGCAAGGAGCAGCGCATGGTGCGCATCATCAACCTCTCTGAGGGCAGCAAGAAGGAGGGTGGCGACTGGGCTGACGACATGAGCGAGGCATCCAATGCCCTCTGCTTCTCGCTGGGCGTGCATCCCAACCTCATCGGAGCCACACCAGGCAAGAGCCAGATGAACAACTCCGGCTCAGACAAGCGAGAGCTCTTCATACTCAAGCAGTCGCTCGAGAAGGCCTGCCACGACATCATGTGCAAGCCTTACCACGTCATCTCCCACTACAATGGCTATGCCGACCGAGGAGTGACCGTAGACGTGCCGATGATAGAACTCACGACACTAGACAAGAATAAGGACCAACAGACATCAATCGTATCAAACAATGGCAAAAATGAAGATTCAAATCAGCAAGGATGACTTCGAGCAGAGCATTCTTGCAGCCACCAGTTCGCACTCTGAGGTGTTCGAGTCGGTGGAACCGCATTTTAAGGAGTCCTATCTGCGGCTCAGCCAGCAGATACTGGGCGAGGTAGGAGAGGCGGCACTGGAGACCAGCGACGACCTGCGTGAAGCAGTCATCAAGGCGGTGTGCCTCGATGCCTTCCTCGGCGTAGTCAGACACCTCGACCTCGTGCTTACGCCTACAGGCTTTGGCGTTGTGGCCAACAACGAGGTCACTCCAGCCAGTTCCTCCAGAGTAGAGGCACTCATAGAGCAATGCCGCATAGCCCTCATCGTGGCTCAAGACACAGTCATGTCTCATCTCACCGTAGTGTCAGGATGGGGAAGCACCCTCCAGGCTCAGCAGGGCATACAGACGGTTGTGTGGAGCATGGAGGGCTATTGCTATCTCACGAGACAGACCAGCATGACCTCCAAGGACTGGATGTCCAAGCTGGCAGCCATGCAGGAGGCAGACGCCACCCTTCGCAAGCTGGTGTCAGACGAACAGATGGATGACATCATGTGTCTGGTCAGAGGTGTGAGAGAGGGCAATGAGTTTGAAGGCTGCGTGCGCCTCATGCTGAGCCGCAGCCTGATCATGTTGGCCAACGACATGCTGTCGGCATACTCCAACGAGCGTGCGAGACTGCTCAGATACTTCGATGCACATCTCGATAACTTCCCAATATATGCGGATTCATCGGCATATAAGGCTAACCATTTCAAAGAGTTCAACAATGAAAAATCAAAACCTGCCTTCGTTTTCAACGCATAAAGATGGTACACAAGAGTTCAATTTCGAGGCGCCGTCATCGTGGGCGGAACTTTCAGAGGATCAGTTGCGCTATGTCCTTAGCATCATGTCGACGTTCCAGGATCATACCGTTGTCAAATGCTACCTTCTCGCAAGGTTCTGCGGTCTTACCGTACATAAGTACACCCGAACCGGGTGGAAATGCAGCGTTAAATGCGATGAAAGCGGTGAAAATGGCGATGCTAAGACTGGGAAAGTGCGCGAGAGAGTCCTGTATATCAGCGCTGCAGAAATCCTCTCCCTGCTCAAAAACTTCGATTTCATAGACTCCTTTACGGACTTTAGGCCTCTACAGGTTGCAAGTGACGTTCAACTGACGGCAGTAAACAGCCTGCTTCACGAGATCAGCTTCTACGATTACCTCAATATCGAGAAGAACTACCAGCTGTTCATACTCAAGCAGGAGGACAGATTCCTGCTGAAGATGGCGCAACTCATGTACAGAACAGCAGGCGGTTCTTCCGATGAAACCGCCAATTTCGAACCTTATGAGCTCCTCGGAGTCTTCATGTGGTTCTCGAGCGTCAAGGAGTATTTCGCCGCCAACTTCCCTCACTTCTTCAGACCTGCGAAAGAGGGTGGCGAACTGCGCCGTGAGGACATCCTGCCAGCCATGCAGGCGCAGATCAGGGCACTTACCGATGGTGATGTGACCAAACTGCAGGCAGTCTATAATACCGACTGCTGGGCTGCCCTCACAGAGCTTGATAACAAGGCACGAGAGGCAGAGGAGTTCAAGAAGCGCAATAGGCAAAACAATTAAATATTCAGCATATGACAGAGAAAATCTTCGATTCCATCGCCTATTTCAAGCAGCTGGCTGCCGAGTGCAGAACCTGCAGGGATTATAATTTTGTCGCAACAGAGTGTTCCGGACCAGATTCCATCCAGGGAGTCATGCAGCAGTTCCGCAAGGCATCCAACTTCATCATGGTCTCAGATACCGTTGACAGCAACACCCATTCCATCGGAGAGGGCTTCTTTGACCGCAACGTCTATACCGTCTGGATCCTGGCAGGGTACCGACGCGATGACATGGCAGACCGAGAGGCGAAACTGAATATCTGCAGATATATCTTCCGACAGTTCCTCAGTCGCATGCTATACGACAAGAGCCGTGAGGCATACGACGGGCAGATGGAGTTCCTGGACCTCACGCAGGTCTATTCGAGCGAGCTGGGCAGATGGTCCATGAATGGCGTCACAGGACTCTACTTCATGGTCACATCAGACGAACCTATCGACATACAGTATGACGAGAGCCTATGGCAGACGCAGCAGTAGATGATCTCCTCAGATATGAGCGAGGCTGGACTAACGCCATGGGCGACTACTGGAGAGAGCGCATGGAGCGGCTTCGTACCATCGATACCGGCCGCCTCTACGCTTCCATCAAGGCGCACCTGGAGCAGGGCTCTGTGACAACCATTGAGCACAACTTCCTGCAGTACGGTATCTATGTAGCTGCAGGAGTAGGACCGGCACATGAGTGGTACAAGTGGACCGAGGCACAGGGAGGCGAGAAAGTCCACCGCATCAACAACGGCGACCTCAAATTCCTGGGCGATGAATACCGCCGAGACAACAATCTCGAGAAACCGAAGAAAGTAGGCCCAGCCTGGGGCGGTCGCATCGCCGGTGGCGAACCTAAAGGCTGCCGTGACTGGTTCTCAAAGAAGTACTACTCATCTGTCATGAAGCTCAACGAGCATGAGGCTAGCTTCTACGGCGACCGGTACAATGGTCTGATGGCATCAGCCCTAACCGAAATCTTCAGGGGCATCGGAGCAGCACGCAACCTCTAGGGAGCGTATTTTTACCGATTCCTTCAAGATATTATCTTTGCAACAAAAAAGTAAAATGGCATACAAATTAGACAAGAGTGCACTTCAGACCCTCTTCGAGGGCATCAGAGACGAGCGGCGCCTGCAGGCCAACACGGCAAACCGCATCGGCAACGCTTTCCTCTCGCTGCTGCACTTCTGTGCTGACGAAACATCAGAAGCCTTTCTCAGCCGCAAGCATGACGATGCAGCCGAGGGCATGATTACCTTCCTGCGTGGACTCATCTCCGAGCAGATGGCGCAGTTCAAGGCGGGTGCACAGTTCGGGGATTTTGTTTCCGGACTGTACAACGGCAAGGGAGCACAGGTTGATGCCAATGGCAATGCAGAGGTTGAGAGCATCACCGTCCGCACATACATGCGGGTCATGGAGCTGATTGTCAACCGCCTGTCAGCGCAGGAGGGTGACACTTTCTTCACCGAAAGCGACACCATCGAGAGCGTTGACAGTCTGGGCGATGATTGCTATGGCTTACACCTCCGCTCCAAGTATAGTGGATACTTCACAGCTCAGCATGTGGGCAACGTCATCAAGGGAGTGGTCAACAACATCGCCTCGGCAGCCAATTCTGGCACCTCGGCTGATTACTACACCTCATGGATGAGAGTCAACAGCGTCAACGCGGTCAAAAATTACATCGAAGTCACCCTGTATCCTGATGCCGATGTTCCGGCAGGCAAGAACTTCCCTCCATGTGAGCTCATGAATATCGCCCGTTATGGCAACCAGACCGTTGAGTCGCTGCAGAGCTGTTTCTACATCTCCAGTTCCGAGGGACGCATCGTCAAGCTGACGGGCGTCACCAAGCCGATACTGGATGATTGCAACTACGGCATGGTCTTCGGCGACATGCCTGAATTCGTCAAGTCGCTCAACCTTCCCATCGTCAAGGGCAGGGATTATCTCTATGCAGCCGGCATCATCACCCAGGACATCATACAGATCGACTACCATGGCAAGCCGATAGTCGATTTTGTAGACCGGGGACCATGGTCAGAGGCGGCAGAATATTTCTGCTCAGCTCTCAATCCGGAAACAGGTAAATACGAGACCTCCGACGTTTGGTATACCGGCTGCAAGTGGCGATGCCAGAAAACCGGTACCCATACCGCACCAAGGTGGAACAATACCGACTGGGCGATGATAGAAGGCAATCCTGCCTTCATCATTGACTTTCTCGAAGACGAGACGATCTACGACTTCGACAACTTCCGGGCTCCGCTAACTGTCGTTGCTACGCTCTACGGACAGGATATTACCTCAGATATCCTCGACAGCGACGTAGCCTGGACCAGATACACCGAGAACAAGGCCGGTGAACAGAGAGTAACCAGCGACAACATCTGGGCACTCGAAGTCGGTTCCAAGGCAGGCAAGGCTATCGTCCTGACCCAGTCAGACCTCTCCGTCGATAGCGAGGGAGTTCCGGCTAAGATCAGGTTCACGGCAACAGTTACACTTCGTGATGGTCTGGGCGATGAGGTCGTCCATGATTCCATCACTCTGGAATGTGTTTAATAACATATAAGATGAAATACAAAAGATTAGACATCAAGTACACGCCTCTGCAGGTACACTACTCCAAGTCCGTATCAGGCAGCGTTCCGCTCGAACAGACCTATGATGCTGATCAGGATGAGTATTCTCCTGATTACAGGCTGACACCATGCGCCTTGCAGCCGGTTATAAGCATGATTGACCGAGATGGCATACTCAAGAGTGGACGTGTCAACAGCGAACTGACCGACATCGCTTGGTACAGAGTTGTAGACGGAGTGGAGGGAAATGCGCTGGTAACGATACCAAAGCAGCATGTCATCACATCGTCAGGCAATGATGCAGGCAAGCTGCTCTGGTACATCAACGCAGCACCGCAGAAGCCGATACTGCTCCGTTTCAAGGCGAAGTACCTGGACACCCGAACAAACGAAGTTCGCAATATTACGATGGACTACTCCATCAACTGCAAGAATGCGACCATCTACAAGCCGACGCTCCTGCTGTCAAGCGGAGACCGCTACTACAACCCGCTCCGTGATACCGACAAGCAGGTCATCAGCGCTTCTCTGCGCCTAGAGGCTGAAGAGTGCGCTAAGGAGAAGAGACTGTTCGTCTGGGAAATTCTCCGTGATAGAGGGCAGTTCTCTGCCATTACTGCAGATGATTTAGATATCAAGGTATCTGCTGATGGCGCATCCGTCACGCTAGACCGCTCTCTGATGGGTAAGCGCATCTGCATCAGGTGTAGAGCAAGATACTCTGCAGCAGGCAATCCGGAAAGCGTAGAACTGTCTGATGACGCACCATTCAAGATAGTCAACATCGTCCGGAGAATTCCGTTCTACGATTACGACATGCTTGATACGGTCGATGAGGTGCTTCCTAACACGAAGGAGGTAAACCCAAGGGCAACTATTTTTGACAATGTAGGGGAAATAGCAAACCCTACGAGAGAGCTGCAGGTACTCTGGTGGATGGCACCGAATAATTCGGTACACTTCGAGAATGCTGTTCTTGTCGGACATGGCATGTCTCCGAGTGTTCCTACAGAACTTCTGGACCCAAACAGAGGAGCTATACTCGCGTTGGAAGTCAAAGACCTCGAACCCTTAGCTCTAGCAATGGATGCCGACGGCAAGGTCTTCGTGGACGCAGACGGCAATCCGTTTATTTTTCACTAATAATTATTTTTTTTTTAATATGGAAAGATACATCAAGGCAAACCGCAAGGTTGCAGAGTTCCTTCAGCTGACCGAAGACAGAACTGAACTGCAGGATGGCAGTTTCCTTCTGTGGTGTCAGGACATCCTTCCGTTCGGTAAACCTATCGAGTTCGAGGAGACGCTGTCCAAGATTGGCGCTATCGCCATGGACGGCAAAACAGCCTGCAAGGAGCAGGACGGAGAAGTGTGTAACAAGCTGCCTGTAGCTACAGACAGCAGATTCATCATGAGAGAGGAGGCAAAGAATGAGTAGTGCAAGCAAATCGGTGAACATCAAGTTCATCCAGAAGATGGGTACATTCACGCCATCTATCCAGTCTCCGGATGGAGATCTCTACCAGGAGTACCAGAAAAACGGCGAAGTCGTCATCGTCTATCCCGACTTCTCGCAGTTGCAGCCTAAGCTCTACTTCGTAGTCCTCTCGTCAAGAGCAGCTGATGGTGTCACGACACCTGTCTCCATGCAGTTCTTTTTCAACGAGACGGAGATTCCGTTCAACAGCTCTGGCAAATCAACCGGTCTCTTCGAAGGTCTCTTCGAGATTATCAGACCAAGTACTTCGCAGTTCTTCTGGGGGCTGAAGATATGTAACAACCTAGTCAAGGCATCCAATTACACAGCCATCAATATCAAGATGGTTGGCAAGATTTCCGAGAGATCCAACCAGCAGGAGATTACCGATGAGGTACAGGCTGTATACGAGATACCGGTCGGCCCGTACACAGGCGTAGCCTATCGAGTATCGATCAAGGCTCCTGCAAGCGATACACACAACTTCGTACTCAACAACAAGGATGATAGCTGCCAGCTCGAAGCCAAAACCACGCTGGCCAACGAGACCCTGACATCAGGGCTATATTATAAGTGGTACAGAGCTACAAACAGCATCACGGGTTGGGAGCAGATTGCAGGAGCAAATGGCAAGACAATTACTGTCAAGGCATCCGAGGTCGATTGTACTCGCGAGTATATGGTAGAGGTCTACAATGACAAGGCCATGGGCAAGGATAATCTGCTGGGATTTGATTTCCAGACAGTCATCGACGCGTCGGATCCGTATGACATCGAGCCGAACCCGACACCAGCGGATGAGTCTATCAGCGAGGACGAGGCAGGTAATGGCACTGTGACCTATACACCTCGCATGATTGTCAGAGGTAAGTCGGAGGCAGTGGAAACTAAATTCTATTTCACGCTGAAATCTGGGTCCGGTGTCGTCCTCAACACCGAAGCGGCACGCAGGCCTACAGTCCAGTTGAGTTCTTTCGCTGTGACGAGAGAAGACTGCATACACGCAGGTTACAGCAACGTAGCATTAACTATTCAGTCAGTCAAGTAGCTTATGCCAATTATAACAAGAATTATCAGATTTCTCCGCATCGGTGTTGGCATATCCGACACCGATGTCGAGTATGCTGACTCCACGAGCAGCACCGTAGCGCCAAACACAGGCTGGCAGACTACAGCGCCGAAGTGGCAAAATGGTCATTTCATCTGGTCCAGAACTCGTATATATTATACCAATGGTCAAGAGAAGATCAGCAATCCTGTCTGCTTGCCATCCGGCAAGGGTGTAGTCAGCATCGTAGAGCAGTATTACCAGTCTGCGTCATCGTCGATACTTACAGGCGGCACCTGGGTCAGCAACAAGGCTCCTGCTTATGTTGAAGGCAAATTCATCTGGACTCGTTCAGTCATTACTTATACAGATGGCAGCAGTACTGCTACTGATGCCGTATGCGTGACCGGCAGCAAGGGAGACAAGGGAGATAAAGGCGACAAGGGCAGCACCGGCAGCGTCCTTCGAGGTCCGCAGCTGTGGAATACCTGCAGCAATGGATACAGATTCGAAGCGGGTGGAGAAGGTGAAGAGTGGAAGGATGCGGTATTGTATAATGGCAATACCTATTCCTGCATCAAGACGCACGTCAAGACAGCAGATAATTATCCGGGGTCTGCAGCTGATCTGAACAACCATTATTGGAGACTGGGTCAGTCTATCGAACTCCTCATTGCCCACATCATCCTCACCCAATACCAGATGGTAGAGAACCTGGGTGTCCGTACCATCGAGATGAAAGATAAGGACGGCAACATTGTCTTCAAAGCTAAGGACGGCGAGCTCGTTTGCAAGGGAGGAACATTTCAGAATGTCAGCGTCTCTGGAGATGTCTCTGTCGGAAGACTGAGATACAACGAAAATACGGTTACTGATGGCACTAGTGTCATCAATGGCTCTTTTATCAGGGGTTGGGGTACCTATGTCCTACCGCACCTGAAAGATGGAGAATTCATGCGCATCGTGGTCTTCAATCCTATCATGACGCGCAGTACACTGCCAACGGTACTTAAGGGCGAGCAGACAGAGGATGTATTCATGCCGGCAGAAATGGGTTATTCGCACACTAGAGAGACTTCCATAGAAGTTAATGGGTGGTATGAACTCATCGGTACGAACGAGCTTGGTCACACAATATGGGTATATAGTAATGTAGAAAATAATCAAAATTAGAATAGCTGGAAATGGAAGGTAAAAAATTCAATTCCGTGACGAAAGTCACAACCGTCAACAGCAACCAGAGTCTGCTGCTGACAGACCAGAATGGCAATGTCACTAGCATCGGTATGGATGCGCTCAAGGCTGACCTTGCTGTTGGTCAGCATGCCTGGTGCGGAAGAGTGTGGGACACCGCAAACGCAACGCCTAAGGCGGCATCATACATTGGCTCACTTGAATTGCTGAAGGAGTTGCCATACATCCTCGGGCTTGGCGCATACCTGGTCAAGAATGACCACAGCAGAAGAAAGCTCGACAGCAAGGACCACCACAAGTATGCTACTGGTGAACCGGCAAGGCTGGATGGTACAGAAGGTCACTATCAGTGGGGCTGGGGCAGAAAATTCTACGTTGTCATCAAGGATATTGGCGGATTGCACTATGAGCAGATTGGCATCAAGCCAATACCAGGTGAATACAATCTTGAGATACCAATCGGCAGTATTTCTGCAGCTGGCTTCGCTACTATAGAGCGTAGTACCGGACGCCTGGTTAGTTACATCAACGATGCAGCTAACTACCGTGGTGGCGACAACAATGCTACCTATGATGGCAAGAACAATACGTTGCTGGGCAGACCTGCTACCGCTATGACTACAGAGCAGTTCAGAGCTGCAGCGCGTAAGAACGGCAAGGGTTGGCTTTGCACAACCATGCGACATACATCCATTGTCGCAATTCTGTTCAGTGTCATTTTCGGTACACATTACGATCAGGATGCAGTCAATGCCAACAAGGATGCCAACGGCCTCTTCCAAGGTGGACTCGGAGCAGGCTTGACGCAGATGCCGAACTGGGAAGCCTACAATGGTTGGCGACCAGTTGCACCAATGAGTGCAGGCATTGAACTTGGTGATTCATGTGGAGAAGCGACCTATGCCGTAAAAAATGATGCAGGGGCAACGGTCTATAATGCCAAGATACCATGTTTCTTCGGTTATAAGAACGGCTTTGGCAATCTATGGCGAATGATGGATGATGAGTTCTGCCAGGTGAATAGTGACAAGACCATGACCCACCTGGTCGCTCCGTCTATTTACGGCTCCTGGACTATCGGCAATGCTACCGGCATGAAGACGTTGAGCAAGTCACCTGGCGGTGGTGAAGGATATATCAAGACCTTGTCGATGGAACATCTAGAGAACTTCTGTACGCAGATTGGTGCTACAGAGTCAACCTATTCGACAGGTTATTTTTGGAATACGTCAAACGCTACTTCCGGTTTTCGCCTGTGTCTTCGCGGTGGCTTCGCTGGCGATGGTGGTCTATGCGGTCTTTCGACGCTCTACGTGAGCAATGCTGTCTCGGGTTCCAATGTGCACTGCGGTGCGGCCCTCTGCGAAGCAGCATCCGAGTGGTCATTGGATCCAGTGTATTACGAGGCGGCCTAAAGTGTTCAGAGGTGTGCTGGCGTGAGCAGGAGTGTGCAGGATTGACCAAGGTTCCCAAGCGGAGCCAAGGGCAATCCTGAGCACCCTGCGAGCGTAGCGAGCAAACCCTACCGCCCTTGGGCGGTCGATTTTTTTTGAAATTTCGCTCTTTGACATTCTTTCATTCCGATTTTTTTCAGTACCTTTGCAGGCGGTTTTCAAACCAGGCTGTGATTCCTGCGCCGGTTTTCGCCTGTGTCTTCGCGGTGGCAACGCTGACAATGGTGGTCAATGCGGTCTTTCGACGCTCAACGTGAACAATGCTGTCTCGGATTCCAATGTGAACTACGGTGCGGCCCTCAACTTAACAAGATACTGCAGGTTAGTTTGCTTAGCTGCAGAGATTTCGGGAGTCAGGCCTTGCCTCATGGCAAAACATACACTTTAGCAGAATAGCAAGTAGATGATGGCAATGGGTCATCCGGTCGAAAGTTAGGACATTAGAAAAGCAGACAACAGACACAGACACCGACATTTATCAGACACCGACCTTTTTTTTATAAATAAAATTTTAAGCAAGTGAAGAGGTTAGGTAACATTTCACAGGCGGTTGAGACTTTGCAAAATTTTCGTGAAGCATTTTTTGATTTTTCGAGGCACAAGAAGTCCCGTCTCTCAGTACAAGCGTTTGAGGCAGAGTTTGAAACAAATCTTCAAGCTCTGCTAAATGCATATGTTAATCAGACATGGCATACATCAGACTATGAGGCCAAGCCGGTTGAAAAACCCAAGCATCGTATAGTCAATAAGTTGCCTGTTGGCGATCATGTCATTCAGCATGCAGCCATGCACACCAGTGAAGATAAGTTGAGAGCCAAGATTCCTTTCAACAGTCCAGCTGGTACCAAGGGGCGTGGCACGCATTTCTTCTACAAGATTATCAAGCAGGACATCTATACCTCGCCACAGCTAGAGACATTCTATTGCTTGCCCATGGATATACATCATTATTTCCAGCATGTTGAGCACAATCTGCTCAAGAGAGAGTACAGGTTGTATATCAAGGACCGCAAGCTGCTTGCATTCATCGACGAGGTCGTTGACAGCTATGCCAACGGCATAGTGCTGGGCGTCAAGCTTACACAACTTTTGGGGCAACTGTTTCTGGCGAGGTTTGACTATCTCGCCATGCGGTGTTTCGACATACTCCAAGACCCCGAGAAACACGGCTACTGGCAGGCTCGGTACGTCACAGACATGCTCCTCACATGCCGCTCGGAGCAGCAAGCTATCGTTTTAAATGTGGGGGGTAAAATCCCTCAATGAGCGCTTCGACCATTTTTGCCGCGAAGGGCTCAAACATTATTATAGATTCATGGACAATATCTTCATCATGCATGAAGATAAGGTCTTCTTACGCCTCATGGCGGAGCTTGCAGTCATGCACTTGGCTAGAGACTGGAAGCTGAGCATCAATAAAAGTTGGAATATTCATCGTACATGTGACGGCATAGACTTCTGTGGACAGAAGATCTTTGCCGACCATGCCCTTTTGCGCAAGCGCACCAAGCAGGCACTCTGTGCCCAGGTGGCAAGATTGCGCAAACGTGGACTTAACGATGAACAGATCCGGCGCAAGGCAGCATCCAGGCTTGGCCTAGCCAAACACGCAGATACAAAAAACTTATTAAATAAAATCGGTATGAAAAAGTATGGTCAGATTGTGAAGGCTCGCAAGGGAGAGGTTCCCTTCGAGGGCATGAGCATGGCACAGAAGAAGCATCCAGGCGATATCCTGTGCCACAACATTGAGGACTATGACAAGTTCCTCATCCTCATAGAGGATTACAAGATAGATAAGTCGAGAGTCGACTTCAAAATGGAGCAGGTTGAAGAAGTTGACGACCAGGGCGTCAAGCACATAGTCACCAAGAAGGTGCCTAAGGACCGCCTAGCCATCCGCTTCCGTTTCATCGATCACGTCCGGAAGACAGGACAACTCGATGAACATGGCGATGAGATTGAGGAGCCGGTTTGGCAACCTGAGTCGTGGTGGCTCTTTACTGGCTCAGATATTCTGGTTGACCAGGCACGCAAGGAGTGGGAACTGCTGGAAAAGGGCTTCTACACCGTTGTAGCCGAGCTAACCAACAAGTTTGGCAAGAAATTTTATAAGTTTATCTAGATGCACAAGAAATTTTATCTTTGCCGTATGTCATACTTGAGATATGACAGCAAGCATTTTCTTCTGTTCCTGAGTGAGCAGAAAGTAGAAAACTATCACCCAGACACCACCATGTCGGAGTCTGATGGCGATAGTAAGACAGTGACAGCCTACAGCTACGAGGGCACAGAGATTGACGGCTCCACTAAGATTGAGGCTGAGTCGGCAAGCTATCGCGAGTTCGTGAATGGCCTGGTTCGTACTAAGTACAGCCAGAGCGATGTCGAAGCCATCCTGTGCAACCATGGTGATGGCAACAGGGAGCACGAGACAGAGTACCAAGTATTCCAGGAGTGGCGAGAGCAGGCTAAGCAGATGGCCAGAGAGTTACTCGACCGGGATATCTCATAGTTATCAGATACGGCAGGAGGGTGACAGTCCTTTCTGCCGTATTTTTATATTCCTTATATTATATGTACCTTTGTGCCAGTTTTAAAAAAGGTACAGATATGCAGAGAAATACCAAGGATTGGATACACTACAGCTCTGCTGGCATAGTACTGCTTGCTGGCATTGTGCTTGTGTACATCAGCTTTTTTATGTCCCACGACGTCACGTCTAACGTCTTGTGGTACTTTGGGCAGAGTCTGGTTTACGTGGCAACCGTCTTTGGTTTCGCACTGACTTTTGACACCAGAGTTAAAGACATTATCAATAAATATTTTAACAATAAAAATGGCACGCAAGATTAAGAAAATTTTCGTTCATTGTACAGCAAGCCGACAGTCATGGTCTGTCGATGCCTTGCTCAAGGAATTTAGAAACAAAGGCTGGCATTATCCAGGCTACCACTGGGTCGTAACCGCTGATGGCAAGTACACGCAGCTCATGACAGAAGACCTGCCGTCCAACGGAGTCAAGGGGCACAATTTCGATTCAGTCAACGTGGCATACATGGGTGGAATATCCCGCACTGGCAAGGCTATCGACAACCGCACGGAGGCACAGAAACAAGGTTTGCGTGAGTTGCTCAAGGAATTGAGAAACCGCTACCCTGAAGCCAAGATCATGGGACATCGTGACATCTCGCCTGACAAGAACCACAATGGGGTGGTCGATCCATGGGAGCGCATCAAGGAGTGTCCTTGCTTCGACGCAATTCCGGAATATGCCGACATTTAACATCAAGGATTATGCAGAAACATCTCAAGTCAATCATCATGGCCATATCGGTGATATTGGTCATCATCGCCTGTTTCTGGGTTTTTGACCATCGACAGCAGCGAGCGGAGCAGGAACTGAGAGAACAGCTCAATGGGCTGAAACTTCAGTATGCTCCAGCCGAGCGAGACACCATCCGAGACTCGCTCACGGTCATCACGCAGCAGGTGCTGCAGATGCCGGCTGAGGAGTACAAAATTCAGGCCTACGACCGCCAACTGCTCCATGACCTGGACATTCGTCTTGGCCAGGTCTTGGCAGACCAGCGCACGAGTCTGAGTACTGCTGATACGGTCAAGACTGACCGCAGCGACTCGGTCTATACCTACAGCGACCGATGGCTCAGTTTCCGTCTCAATACGGCGGACTCCATCTTGACATACAAGGCGAGAGATAGCCTCCAGACCATCGTCTACAGGCAGTACAAGCACAGATTCCTCTGGTGGCGGTGGGGCACCAAAGGCTATGATGTCAAGGTCATCAACTTCAATCCCCATTCCAACATATTATATAACAGCTATATACAAGTCAACCGATAATGGCAAGACAAGAGGTATATACAACAGTCATCAAGCTCAACTCAGAGGAGGCAAAGAACCGACTCAAAGAGTTGGAGGACAGAGTCGCTCGTCTGAAGAAGGCTAAACAGGAAGCCTTCTCGGCGGGCGATTCCCGTTTAGGCGCATCCCTCGCCAAGGATCTGAAGGCCGCAGAGCGAGAGATGAAGCAATTCAAGAACTCAACCATGAGCGTCAAGGAGACACTCGACAACCTGTCTAGTGCAAGCCTCGGACAGCTGGAGAAGGCAGCAAGACATCTGAAGGGGCAGATGAAGGCAGCATCTGACCCTTCAGACTTCGCCAAGCTGGATGCACAACTCTCAAAGGTCAAGGAGCAGATGCTTGCCCTGAAGGGCGCAACACGCAAGGCTGATGAGGAAGCGAGACGCATGACCGCAACGGTGTCAAATCTGAAACATGCTTCACTCAATGACCTCAACTTCACAGCTTCCAAGCTACGTAGTCAGATGGCTGACTACGACCCGACATCTACCATGTACGCCTCCAGAGCTTCGCAGCTGAAACTTGTGGAGGCAGAGCTGGAACGCATCCGACAGAGCGAGCAGAAGGTGGTCACCCTCATGCAGCAGTATGACAAGGAAATTGACCGCACAAATGTGGATATCAAGGAGACCAAGAGGCAGATGCAGCTCGTCAACAACACCATGGCCAACCTCAAAACCTCATCCATCCGTGACCTGGAGTACTCCATCAAGGCACTGAACCAGCAAATGCATGGCATGGAGCGTGGTACCGAGCAGTTCAAGCAGATGGAGCTGAAGGCGAAGCAGCTGAAGGCTGAACTGCAGGCAGTCAGAGCCGAAGGCGTAGCTCAAGAGTCCTGGATCAAGCGCTCTGCAGACTGGTTCAACCGAATGCAGGGCATTGCCCTTGGAGCCGTCGCTGCAATCTCCGGCATCACCTTCACCGTCAAAAAGTGTGTAGAGGAGTATGCCAAGATGGACGATGAGATGACCAACGTCCGAAAATATACCGGGCAGGCAGCCGAAGAGGTTGAGCGCATGAACGAGGACTTCAAAAAGATGGACACCCGAACCCCTCGACAGAAGCTCAACCAGTTAGCCGAAGATGCTGGAAGACTCGGCATCACTTCGACTGCAGCAGTTGAGGAGTTCGTAGATGGAGCCGATAAAATCAATGTCGCCCTCGGTGATGACCTCGGCGATAAAGCAGTCTCTCAAATCGGTAAACTCGCCCAGATGTTCGGCGAAGACAAAACCAAGGGTCTGCGAGGCGCCATGTTGGCAACAGGTTCTGCAGTCAATGAGTTGGCGCAGAATTCTTCTGCCTCTGCCGGTTATCTCGTTGACTTCACTGCCCGTGTGGCAGGTGTCGGCAAGCAGGCAGGCTTTACACAGGCTCAGATCATGGGTCTCGCTTCTGTCCTTGACCAGAACATGCAGCAAGATGAAACGGCAGCAACAGCTGTGCAGAACCTCCTGGCAAAAATGTTCCAGGACTCAGCCAAGTTTGCTCAGATTGCAGGTCTAAATGTCAAGGAATTCGCAAAGACGTTAAAGGAGGACGCCAATGGCGCACTTCTCCAGTTTTTGGCAGCCATGAGAGCCAAGGGCGGTTTTGCCGACCTTGCACCAATGTTCGAGGAAATGAAGATGGATGGATCCAGGGCTACTGGAGTCCTCACCGTCCTCGCAGACAAGCTCGATGACATCAAGACTGCCCAGAACCTGGCAAACGAAGCCTATTCCGAAGGCACATCCGTCCTCAATGAGTTCGAGACACAGAACGAGAGTGTACAGGCTCAACTTGACAAAGCGAGCAAGAAGTTCCTGGATCTCTCCATAGAACTGGGCCAGAAACTCTATCCTGCAGCACGATATTGCATATCTGCTGCCAGTCTCGGAGTTCGGGCACTCTCAACCCTCGTTGATTTCGTCAAAGATTATTGGCGCATATTAATTGTGCTGACAGCTGCCATCGTCACCTATACTGCAGTATCTAAGGCCAAGTTGATCGCAGAGAAGGCGCAAATGGCATGGCTCAACATCATGATTCTACGCGAAAAGGCGCATCTCGTCCTTGTAGGTCTTAAGACATCTGCTCTCAAGACCATGGCAATCGTTCAGATGGCGTTGACACGAGAAATAAAACTGACCACAGCTGCACAAATGTTGTGGAACAAAGTGTTGTTGGCCAACCCGATCACTGCTGTGATTGCTGTTGTTGCCGGTCTGACAGCCGCAATCGTCACACTGTCTAAAGAGACGAGCACAGCTGAGCAGGCTCAGCGTGACTACAATGATTCCGTGACAGATGCCAACAAGCAGGCAGCAGAAGAGGAGGCATCCATCATGCGCCTCGTTTCTGCCATCCAGTCCAACACCACAGCTGAGTCAGACCGCAAGGCAGCCCTGGAGGAACTCAACGGCAAGCTGATGCGTGAACACCTCGGCAACATCACCGAGGAAGCAGTGCGCACCGGTCAAGCAACAAGGCAGATTCAGTCGTACATTGACATGATGAAGAAGAAGATTGTCATCGACGGCCTACAGAAGAAGCTGGCAGAGTCAATAGCTAAGCAAGCGGAAGATGAAGACCTGTTAGGAGAGGCTAACAATGACAATAGAGGTTACTGGAAACGCTTCTGGGATAGGCTAAACCCATTTGCAGGTGGCAAGACTCAAAAACTTAACTTCGCAGCTGACCACAAGGACCAGCTACTACAGAGTGTCGAAAGAGAAAAGCAGTATCAGCAGAAGCTCATCGACAAGATAAATGAGCTGGAGTCTCAGCACTTCGAAGTCTATGACCCAGAGCCATGGCGCAACAATGGCTTCAATGGCAAGGACAATGATGGTACTATCATTAAGAAGCAGAGTACAGCCGGCACTCATCAAGCTTCAGATAAGGAGCGCAAGGCTAGGGCCAAGGCTGAGAAGACTGCGGCTGCAGAAGCTCGCAAGCGTGAGGCAGAAGCCAAGCGCAAGCAGAAGCAGGCTGCCGATAGCATCAAGGCTGAGACCAGCGAACTGATGGCTAACAACGCCAAAGCCTATGCAGAAGGCAAGAAAACCTATCAGCAGTTCCTCGATGACCGACAGAACATCCAGATTAAGGGCTTTGCTAAGCTGAAGCAACTCTATGGAGCAGAGAGCAATGAGTATAAGCAGTTACTTGACAACCAGGTCACTGTCGTCAAGCAGCATGATGCTGCCATACTGAAGATGAATGAGCAGAGCATTGAGCGTGAGCGCCTACAGAAGGAGGCTAGCATCAAGGCTCAATACAATGATGCCAACTCAGCTATCTATCAGAATGACATAGCTCTCGATGAAGCCATCTATCAGAATGATGCAGATGCCATGCAAAAGCGCCTGGCACTCTACAATGAGGGCAGCGAGGAATGGCTGGATCTGAAGGCTGAGATGGAGCAGGCATCACTTGACCACCAGCTGCAGATGCAGGAGTCATACCAGAACCAGCTGAAGGAGTTGCGTCAGCAGTTCGGTAAGCAAGACCTGCAGGCTCAGGAGACCATGTACCTCAATGGCCTTGACAATCTCTACAAGCAGGGATTGATCAAGGAGGAGGAATATCAGCAGATGAAGTTGGAGATAACCAAGCAGTTTGCTGCACAGAGAGCGCAGATTGATGCTGATGATCATGGTGCTGGTAGCGCTCAGCTGAAGATTAATGATAAGTCATCAGAGATGGTCAACAGCGCCAGGGCTGCAGCAGGGGAGTCCCAGTCGACCGGCAATGCAACTCTGGGTGGATACTTCTCCTCACAAGTTGAGAACTATCAAAACACCATGGAGAAACTGAAGGAGTTGTATGGCAACGACAAGCAGAACCATGCTGCATACATGCAGGCGAAAGGGAAGATCACCTCAGATTTCCTCAATGACCTGATTGAAAAGACAGCTGTAGTTTACAATGGTATCAACGGTATTCTATCTGCGTCATCGTCATATGCTCAGGCATGCTCTGACCTCGAGCAGGCGAAAATCTCCAAGAACTACGAGAAGCAGATTGCTGCAGCTGGCAACAATTCGAAGAAAAAGAAAAAGTTGGAGGAGAAGAGAGACAAAGAACTGGCTGCAGCGAAGTCAAAGGCTAACAAAAAAGCCATGAAGATAGAAATTGCGCAGGCGATAGCATCTACAGCAATGTCTGCTATCAATGCCTATGCATCTGCTGCAGCTATACCAACAATAGGTTGGACATTAGCTCCTATTGCAGCAGGTATGGCCACAGCTGCAGGTATGATACAGCTTGCTGCTATCAAGAAGCAGCACCAGGCAGAGGCAGCAGGTTACTATGAGGGTGGATATACCGGAGGTAACCGCTACAGAAAGGAAGCAGGTGTCGTACATGAAGGCGAGTTCGTGGCTAATCACAATGCCGTCAACAACTCATCCATCCGTCCGGCTCTTGACCTCATCGATAGGGCACAGCGCTCCAATACAGTTGGCTCGCTGACCGCTGAAGACATCACACGTTCTCTCGGACAGGGTAGCAGTACCGTGGTTGCTCCTGTTGTCAATGTCAACAATGATAACACCGAGGTACGCCAGTCCCTTGATGGTGTCAATGCAGCCGTCAGCCGTCTGACACAGACGCTTGACGATGGCATTGAGGTCGAGGTTCCGATATCTGGCCGTAGAGGTCTGCACCGCAGACTGCAGGATTATCAGCGCATTTTAAACAATAAGTAGTGGAATATGATAACATGCATCATCAATGGCCATAAGGCCTATCCCATTTCTACATCATCCATCAAGGTGACATACGCAAACCAGTATGTCACCGATGATGGTGAGTACACCTATGACATCACCTTCCCCATGAATATCCTGGAGAACCGTGTCATATTTAAGAATGTCTCGCGACTGGAGGTCAAGAAGAACATCGCCAAATACGATGACTGCAAACTGTTCTGTAACAGCCAGCTCATCATGAGTGGTGTCGGTACCATACTCTCCGTGAATGAGAAAGAAATCAAACTGCAGATAGTCGGAGGCAAGTCCCGCATCAAGTTCAACGACCGCATGACCAAGCACTACATCGATGAGATTCCGTTTGGCACAGCTGACAAGCCCGGTTATACAGTTGATAAGGGCTGGTCTCAAGGATGGAAAGGTATTCAGAAGATTAATGACATCTATAGATTGGATGATGATAAATCGAAGTTCCTGGGAGTAGAGGGTAAATGGTGTTTTGTTCCTGTACGGGACGAAACAAATGATATGATTGCCAATTTTGTCGGAGTAGCTAAAACGAAGCAATTTATAGGAAGCAATGCACCATTTATCATGAACCTGGCTGTTCAGCCAAACTTAATGTATATCTTCCGTAAAGTGGTAGAATATGAGGGATACACGCTCAAGCGCAACGACTTCGACTGCAAGCCGTGGAACCTCCTGTATATCGCATCGGCCTACAAGACTCGTGAGCTGCGAAGGGCACTTCCTCATTGGTCGAGCTATACTTTTATAGAGGAATTTCGAAAGCTTTTCAATGCCACCATTGTTTTTGATGATATCCAAAAAACTTGTTCTGTTATCAAAAAATCAGAGCTGACAACCGCAGATTCCGTAGCGATTGAGCCTCTGGCCGAATACACAACGGACTACGACGAAGACGGATCCTTCTCCACGTCATCTACAGCAAATCTGGAGTATAATCTGGGTGATTCTGCAAACAGAGATAACTATGAAGTTATTTCCAAAAAAGTCTTCGAGAATTTTGAAATAGTCCATAGTACAGCTACCTGGGACCCGCAAAATCAGTTCCAAGGGACAACACAGTCATGGTCTGAAAAACAAAAAAGACAGACCATCATTGAGTGTAATGGTAGTTACTACATATATGTAGAGAATGAGGGTTCGAAAACATGGCAGCTGGCAGGCGTTTGGTCACCATTAATCAGGGACAGTTCTTCTGATGACTATGTTGAACTTAACATATCTCCTGCAGCACAAGTTGTAGAAGATATCAATTTCAAAACAGCAATCTAGGAAGATAATTACTACGAGAAGCGATGCCTTCTTTCAATACCTAATGATAAGGAGCCGGATTCAAAGGAGTGCGATGTTGATGATGACGGATTCAGCTACACATCCGTGCAGGATGCGATTGATGATGAGTCAACACTCGACAAATCCGAAGATGATCAGGAATGCATGAATATATTCTTCATTATTCCAGGAGAAGTACAGGATGACAACAAATTTAGTTGGGTTAGAGCGAAGTCTAGGTGGCCAAAATTCAAAACCGACTACCGAATAAATAAAGAATATTGTGGTAGTACCGAAGGAGGATTTGGTGGGAACGGAGGAGGAACATTTAAAGAAAAGTATCCTTACTCTCTGTCGATTTGTACGAAATCTACTAATGATGTTATTGCTCTAGGCTGCTTACATGATAATGGTCTAAGATTAGACAATAAAAACTGCATGGAGGCCAAGTTTAAGTCAGATGACATACCGGATCCATCCAAGATATACATCATCCGCAACAAGAAATATGTGTGCGAGAAGATAGAGATGGAAGTCAAGGACGATGCCATCGAGCCAGTTTACACGGGATATTTTTATATGCTATCATAATATATATAATAAGGTGGGGAGCAGTTAGCTCTCCACCTTATTATATTATAGGATACCCTGATAGTTCTTGATATACTCATTCGCCTTCTGTATATCCTTAGGCGTATAGATGTCTGTGATGAGTATAGATGAGTGTCTCGCCTGGTCTCTGACCGACAAGACATCGGCATTGGCCCGCAGCATATTGGTGATGCCTGTGTCCTTCAAGCTATAAAATTTGAAGCGAGGTGAGAGTTTCAGTTCCTTTCTCAAGACACGAGTCCAGTAGTCTCTGAACATTTTCTCGTTCTTTCTCTCTGGTCCTGGACAGAAACCGTCAGAGAAGAGGTAGTCCTGCCCTGGGTGTGAGAAGATGTTGAGTTCCATCATCAGCTTGATGACATGAGTCGGCAAGGTGATCACGGCATCATTGCCGTTCTTTGTGTTCTCGCCATGCAGAGTGATTGTCTGAGTCTTTACATGGATATCGCAGATTCTGAGATAGGACATCTCGCGAGGGCGGATGAAGAGGTAGTGAATGATTTCACAAGCCAGCAGATAGTGCTTGTTGTGCTCCTGTAGGTAGTCTCTGATGAGCTGCATGGTACAATCTGGTATGACATCTCTGCTTTTCTTCTGCCTGTTCTTGATACGTTCCAGGCCTTCTGTAGGGTTCTTAGGTATATACCCTCGAGCTAACAGATAAGCAGAAAAACTCTTAGTCCAGGCAAGATAGTTATTGCGGGTCAGTACAGTATTGTTCCGGTCGATGAAAATGTAATCCAGAAACTTGCTCACATTACTTTTGTCCCATTGGTAGGAGTAGTTGAGAGTTATTCTTTTCTCTTGCTTCCATTTTTCCAGGATTCTGAGACGACTGCTATAGTCGACATAAGTCTCCTCACGCATACTACCCTCGTTGCACATTTTGGCCAGATAAGACTTATACCTGTCGAGAACGTCATCCCATTTAGTATATTCCAGGGGCTGCAGCTCCTCAATCCAAGGATTCCATCCTGCCATAAGTTTCTCGGTGAGTTTTTTTATAACCTGGTCGGCATAGACACGTTGGTTCCGCTTGCCCTTGATATGGTCAAGCATAATTTTTTTCTTTCTCATGCGGTTGACTCCTGGATCAAACGCCAAGAAGGAGATATAACATTCTGATTTCTGATGCAAAACTGGAGGTTTCCAGCCAATGACACTGCTAAGAATTGTGTCATTCGAATTTGGAGCATAATTTTTTTTAGCCATATCTTAATTTTTTTCAGATACAGCCTATTATTTATAATTTGTATAGGAATGATACCGAAATTGTACCGACCATTTTGACCACGACCAAGGCAAATCCTCAGTGTTTACGGCACATCTGAC